ATTGCCGTCTACGGTAGTTTGAGCTGCTTCAGCCCACGAATCGGCCCCAGCACTAAAATCACTTGTATATACTGCTGTCTGACTCCCCCACTTATCGGCATCGGCAATACCGTTCCGATACAGTGAGAGGACTCCTGCTGCGGTGAGGGCACGGTTGAAAAAAGTCACATCTTTATTTATCGAAGCATATCTTGCACCGGCTGTACCCATTGTATAAGCTGTACCAGTATTAGTTATAGAAACTGGTGACGCTGCTGTAATTGCCACAGATGCACCGAGTTGGTAACCATCAGCATAGAACACCGCCGAACCAGCAGTAGAGGCAGTTTCCCTTGTTATGACTACTACAATTTCATGTTCTGTCCCATCAACAAAAGTATTTGGAATTGTAGATGTTATAGTCCAATCAAGAGCACCGGACAATATTCTTATAGTTATATAACCTGTTGTGGATAAGTAGTATTGAAATTGGTGCGTTGCATCTTGATATTGATACCAAAAATATGCAACAGCCGATGGTGTCCAGTCAGGTAACGAACCTTTCCATCTCCATGTGAAATTATTTAAAGCAGGAACTATATCACTATCGTTAGCAACAGCAATCCCACTTGACCCACTTGCAGCATAGGTCATCTGCACCCCCTGTGCAAAGGCGAGAGGGTTCTTATACATCTCCAATTCAGACAATAAAGCAACAGGTGATGCAGGGGTATAAGTTACATTTTCAGGTCTTTGATGCAATCTCGCATATCCAGCCTGACCATTGTGGTCAGCTACATATAACTGAGCAGCATCAGCAGGTGAGGTTGTAGGAGCAGTGCCAGAGGCGATACCTAATACCTTTGCTGCGGATGTGCCGAAGGAGGTAAGTCCTATACCCGTATTTTCAGCAAAGTAGTTTCTGCCTGCCTCGGAATAAATACCGTAGTTTGTGTCTGCACCGCTCGCCGTGGCATAGATACCGTAAGCAGTTGAGGTCCCCGCAGTATCACCAGTTCCAGAGAAGTATCCCCCCATCGTGGTTCTTGTCCCAACAGCAGTGGAGCCGGTATTTGAAGCCTGGACGTTGACACCCCTTACATTTGTTGCATCGGCGTTAGTATCAGCCCCGGATTTTGTTGCGTAAATCTCTGCACCGTAAAGAGACTGGTTGCCGGATGTTACAACAGCGCTCGACCGTGCATTGATTTCCATCCCGGTAGTTCCGATCCCGGTTGTTTTTGTATTACTGAGGTCAATATCAACCGCCCTTACCCCGTCTGTCGCCGTCGTAACGTCGATTTCAAGCGCTCCCTCTGTCTGAGTCTGAGGGGTAGATGTCGCATTGATGTAGACCTGCTCACCAGCATCGAGGACAAAAATGCCAGTTCCCGAAGCACTGTATAACCCATAGTTCGTATCTGCTCCCGTCCCCGATACGTAAAGCCCGTAAGTCCTTGAAGTCCCTGCCGTGTCGCCTACGGCCTCAGCCGACAAGCCGTAAGTGTCTTTTGTGCCGACATTGGTGGCCCCGGTATTCTCTCCGTGAAACAGGCCGCCGTAAACCGTCGTAGTGTCTGGCGAGGTATCCGCCCCGGCCTTAATGACATAAGTATAGTTGCCATAGAGCGATTGAGACGTTCCGGTTACCGCCGCATTGGAATAGACCTCGTTATACTGTCCCCATGTAATCCCCCCGGTTGTGGCTGTATTGATAAGGGATGTCGAAAATGTTTTACTAAGGTTAGTGGCGGTCTGATGTGAAATAGCAAGCAAAGCATCCGGGTCTGTGTGCGGCGTTGTGCTCCCATTGACCGTGACGTTATCCGTAGCGCCAAGGATAAAATCAACATCATCGCTGGTTTCAAGCGTCGTCACGCTGATGGGCCCCATCGCTGATGTATTTATACCCTGAGTAATCGGAGGACCCGCCGAAGCAAAGGAAGCGAAACAGATAAATAAAGCGATCAGAAGTAATTTTCTCATTGTGTCCCCCTTATTTGCTCAATAGTAATTTGACCGTTCCGGTCGCACTATTTACATTCTGGTTTGTAATTTTAAGCGTCAGCGCACCGTCGATCAGCACCCCACCGAATATGCTGTATGTCGTATCCAGCCGTGGCGTTATCTTCTCTGTGGCTGTAGCAGAACGATCGGCCAGCATCCCCCCGGAAATGTCCAGCCCTTCAGCATCGTTTACTACAATGTCATAGCTTGCTGTCGGTGCGGTTGTCCCTGGATTCGTTTCGATGGAATAGACGTACCAGCCTAATATGTCGGCGGTCTCATCTGTGTCGGTAGTTGTATCGGGCACCGCGCCCGTTCCAGCATCCCCAGTCCATGAGAATGTCAGCACACGCATGTTACCGCTCGGGTATTTATCAACTTTTACCGTGCAGCTTCCGGCTGCAAATAGCTGCCCCGCAAACAGCGCGATAAATGCGATAACGAGTAGACCTTTAAGTATTTTCATTGTAAGCCTCCCTTTAATGTTTTCTCGTAAAAAATGATTGCCTTTTCAAGCCGTTCCAGATCCTCTACTTCAAGCGATTCGATAAAAGCCTTTTTCTCCTTTGGCTTTAATCCGTGCAATGGCTCCATCGCCTTTATAGATGCCTTGAATCCCTGATTAGTCCCGCCGAGCCGTACATATTCTTCAAGGGATTTCAGCAGGGCTTCTTCATCGCTATACCTGATAGCAAGTTTGATGTTATAAAGTGCTTGCCCCTTTGGTGTGAGCATCCAACCGTCGTAACCCTTGCCTATCTTCTCCATAAAATCTCGTTTGAGGCTTTGTATTTCGTTGTATGCCCCCTGCCCCGGATCAGCCTTGTAATAGAATATCTGCGGTAATGTTGAAAGCCGCCCTTCAAAGGGGATACCCGCTACTGCCTTGTATTCGTTTTCAAGACCTACCGAACGGGCAAGATAGAGACCACGGTCACGGATCATCCCCATCTTGAAAACATCCGGGAAGAGGCTTTGTCTTGTGGCGAGTTCAAATGGGACCTTCACAAATGGGTTGATCCCTTGCACAATGGTATTGACCGGGTTCTTTGCCATATCTTCTGCGGTCTCAAGCAGCGTCTTTTTGCCTGATAGCCAGTTATCAACTGTTTGCGGGGCTGCATCGAGGCCGAACCATTCAAGGAAATCACCGAGCGCACCGATACGGCTGAAATGAAGTATCTTGCCGTTCTCGTCCCTTCCAAAAATGATATGCGGTCTACCTCTCACATCCGGGGACAATTCCTTTTCTTCCTCTGGGAACATGAGGTTATTCCATACCTGCATGATCGACCATAGAGAGGTGGCTTTCATCATGAATGAGCCTACCCGAAAGGCGGTATATGGATTTGCAACCGTCCCCAAAATCTTATTGCCTATAGCTGTTGAGAGCGTCCCCTCGTTCGCGGCGTTCTTGAATAGCTGGACATACCGCTTGAAATTAACTTCCTTCCATGACCAGAAGGGGAATACGTGACCCCGTATGTACTGCCCGGCTACGCTTATGCGGTCATACGCACCGAGAAGGTCATTTGACAGTTCATACGCCTTGTCCTTGTAGTCTTTCAGGGAGTCGATCTTCTTTGGATCGGACGCACCATAATTTTTAGGCTTGCCCCCGCCCTTCTCGATCTGTTCAAGGTAATCAACATAGTTTGCGTACCTTAAAACAAGTTCCCTGAAATCAGTCGTAACCCTTGCGGCCTTCCAGTATCCATTCCATACCTTACCGGGTATCTTTTCAAAGCCCCCGTGTTCATCGGCGATATTCTTGAATGCCCTCAAAGCGTTAATGTCGCCCATTTCCTGAGCCTGCAAGGTTGTGTCGAACCCGCTACGATCAAAGAAGTCTTTAAGTTTTCCCTCCATCGGTTTATCAAAGAACATCGTTCCATAGAGGTCTTTTGCGGCTTCGGGGGTCTTCATGAACCCTGATTTATTGCCTACGAATCCGGCGTCTGCATCGCCCGTCATATTGCGGATATTGTATTTAAAAAAGCGTGTCGGGCTTATCAGCGTCCAGACCTTCCATGAGGTCAATAGATTTTTAGATGCCCTCGAGATAACATTCTCCGGCTTGCTCTGCCCGAATTCGTCAAGCGTCTTTGCAATCTCTTCGGGGATTACCAGCTCTCTTCTTTTGCCACCTATCGAAAGGCTTTGCCGTAGATCGTCGGCGGTAATTCCTATCTCTTCAAGGATACCATCGCGTAACTCTGTAGCGAGCTTTGAAGGGATAGAATCGGTTGTGTAAAAGATATTTCCCTTACGCGGCTGCCATTCAGTATAGCCTTCAGGGATAAGGGATTGCCATTCAACACCCCTCTCTTTTGCGGCATCCTTCAGCGATGAAATGAGGTTGTATTGTGCATCCAGTTCCTTCAAGGTCTTCAACGTCTGCACGTCATAGATCATCTGAGCCCGCCATTCATACTCGGCCTGGAGGTAATTGGTATTGATCGACAGTTCGCTTCCTTTCCGTTCCTTGAGAAACCCCCTCCATGTCGGTACTTTCATGCCCTCACCCGTACCGGATAACCCCTTTACTTTGGCGTATTCAATGACCTGGTGACGGTAATAATTCTCATTCTTGAACTTTTTGGACACATCATCGCCAAAATGTTTTCTCAATTCTACATATTCATCGACAAGGGCTTTCTGTACCTGTTTTCTCCGTTCGTATGACTTTTGGATAACGGGGTCTTTGCCTACTTCTGCATCAATCTTGGACAACTCGTTTTTCAGGGTTTCTTCTGTGAAGCCAAAGGGTATCTCTTTCCCTTTTGCGCTGGTTTCCATCAAATCATCAAGTAGAACCTTCCGGCTATACACATCCATCTGGTATGTGTCGAATTTATGCGTTTCTCCGCGTAGGGCGTTCAACGTCTCATGGGATGCCTTATTGAATGCCTTCTCCTGCCGCTTTAATATGACCTGTGCGGGATAAAATTCAGGTTCATTGGGCAAATGCTTGTACGTCCTTGTAGAATCTTCCCAAAAAGAGGTTAATATCTCTTTGACGGTATCGAGGACGGGGACCCTGGGGACACCGTGAGCCGCCTTATATGATGCCTCAATGTTGGGATCATCGAAAGAATACGTTGATTTCTTTGTATTGATAGGGAGTTCGTTGACCGATTCTACGGTAAGACCTCTCGCCCTGCCGATGGGAGGCACTTCTATTTCTTTGCTTACTTCCTTGGATATATCGGCTATGGTTTTTTCGTATGCGGAGGGAGGCTGTTTGTTGATACGTTCGATGATCTCCTGTGTTGTTGCCTTTCCGGGCATACCTGGGAGGCGTTCCCCTTTCAATTCAGGTTTGACAAACTGCTTGCCAGAAACGGGCTGATTGCCTGAAAGGGAAAACGGTACTTTGACTAATTCGCCTTGCTGGTTTGTTACTGGTTCTTCGGAGAGTTCTTTTGTGAGGGTTTTGAGTCTGTCAACGTTTTCTTCAAATGATCTGTTAGCAATCTCATTTCTATGAGCTTGCTCAATTTCGACAATGGTGTCTGGATTGACTTTATTTTGTTCATATAGTTTGTCCTCTTTAAATATAGCATAATCTTCGACAATATTCAAGCTGGATTCGCTCGGGAAGTCGGGGTCTTCAAGTATCTGTTTCGCCCTGTCCTTAAATCTCATCTCATGCGTAAGATCAACAAAATCCCTTGCCGAGGTGAAACCAAGCTCTTTCCATCGAGGGTCAGGCTTGCCGGGCTTTTCCCCTATCGCGTCGGCAAAAGTGCGCCATCCCTGAGTTTCCCTTCTGTACCTACCGCCACCCTTTGGGCCTGTACGTACCTTTTCTCTTGATGTATAATTAAGCGCCATGTCCATGAGGGTATTGATATTTTCAGGCGTAGGATTCGCAAAGGTATCCTCTAATAGCTGACGGGGTTCTCTTGTTGCCAAATCTGTCTTGATAGGTTCTTCTGCTATCGTATTAATGAACTCCATAGCGTCTTTTTCGGGGATGCCGTTCTTCTTAAACTCTTCGATCAACGTTTTTGGATGTTCTTCTTTTGCAAGTTCAATGGCAACCATAGCCGCCATGCGCTCATTTTCAGGCATGTTATCAAGGATAGACCTCTCGGCGGACGGCAATTCTTTACCTTCCTTTATTGCTTTGTAGATTTTCCCGAACTGTGCCAGCCTCTTAACTCCATAATGCCCTATCATCGGCGTGGCAAATTCAAGGCCCGTCCCTATGGCGTAGCCAAGTTCAGGTTGTATCTTGCCGATCTGTTCACCGATGAATTGAGCCGGGACGAACGGTACACCCGCCACAGCTCCGATGGTATCAAAAAGGTTCCTTGCCTCCTCCCCGGAAGGTTCACCTGTAACGGCGTGCATGATACCCTCTTCGGCCTTCCGTGCCATGTCTGCGCCGAATGTTGCATTGATATATAGCCCTGCTATCTTTGCAATAGGCCAGGCGGCGAACCCCCGCGCGGTATGCGTCAAGGCCTCTGTCGTCTGTTTCCCGGCCTCTACGGCACGATTTATTCCTTCCTCTGCCGTCTGATCTATAGACCCTATATAACTTTCCCCTGAGACCGCCCCGGCGAGCGTTGAAAGGGCATCCTTAGCCTTCTCGGTAAATGATTTTGGAGAAATGTATTCTTTTCCAAGCGGACTCACAATCTCTTTGGCTGCCCGTGCCTCTGCGCTTTCGGGCGGTTGTGTCGTCAGCGTTGACACAAGGGGAGGGAATTTTTCACGTACCTTTGTCTTGATGGCTTCAATATCCATCGTGTCGGGAAATTCAACAAAGGTATTGTATTCAGGAACGTCTATTCTCATTTGATTTCCTCAAAATTCCCCGTTACCGGGCTGTACCTGTACCCCGTTTGCGGCGGCGTGGCTGCCTCTGTCTGCTTTGGGATGGTTTTCTGTTTGTTATCTTCTTGTTTCATACCCTTCTTTTTCTTTATTTCCTCCATCATGGCAGCAAGCCCACCTTGCGGTAATTCAGCCGTGATCTCATTCGCTATCTTTTGCAGATCCTTCAGGTCTGCATCTTTTGAGCGGTATTTCCACTGCGCCATTGTGGATTCCCACGTTTCGGGGTTTGCTTCGGATTCCTTCAATTTCTTATTGATGAACGATTCCGATACCTGAATAGCCTGCCTTCTCTCCTTTGACGGTTGTGAGGCCAGTATGTCCGAAAGTTCATCAGCAGCGGAAGCGGGTAAACCTTTAACAAGGTCTGGTATGTCGCTCCATTTATAATTGTTGGCAGGATCAAGGAATTTCTGTTTGATCTGCCCGAACTGTACCCTCTTTGTAATCGTCCATTTATCCGCTGCGGCAAGCGATCTATCTTTTGCCTTGTCAATCCTTCCCATGTAGTGTTCATAGGTACTTTCCCTGATAGCATCCGTTCCACGGTTCTCGTCCAGCCAGTCTTCAAAGGATTTGCCATCAGCGGCCTTCTTGCCCCTTTTCCATAGTTCAAAGCGGTCAAAGGCATCTTTGGCGTTTGAGTCGTGAACCTCTTTCCGTGCAAGGTTATCTTCCCTCTCCCTACGTATCTCTTCTCTATACGCGCGTTCATCCGCCCTGTAGATAAGCTCCTCTTTCTTCTTTGGGTCTGTATTGGGAAATGTACCTGATTGCCTTAATTCAGTTGCCAGCTTTTCAGGGTCCTCGTTCATCGCTTTTGTGATATAGTATTCTTCTGCATCCGCGTTGAACTTCAGCATCTTTTTTTCAGTAGTGCCCGGCGGCATTAACTTTTTCTGTTCAAGCTCATACCCTTTAAGCTCGATCTCTTTCTTTGTGAGGTCTTTCAACTGAGGGTCAGTTTCATAAACGTACTTTTTCAGGGAATCAGCATAATCCACGTCAAACCGTGCCTGACTTTCCTTTGTCATTAACTGCAATTTCTGCCGTCTGATAGTGCGCTCAAAATTGCGGGCCTGCCCCATAAAATAAACTTCAGCCGATTTCTTCAATACGGGGTCTTCGATGGTGTCAAGATGTTTCTCCTTTAATCCCTTTACAAAGTTCTGTGACTTCTCATCATACCCCTGCCAGTTGCCGTCATTGTCAAAGGACATAAGGGCTTCGTCTATGCCGCCCTTTAATTCCTGTTCGTATCGCTGCGCAAGCACGGCCCTTTCCGCCCTCTTCTGCGCTGCCATGAAATCGCTTACGGAATCGGCGGCTTTGGTTCCCATCTCTCCCATGGTCGAAACGGCCTTACCGATACCCCCCGCCGCACCTGACATGGTTACGTTCGAGCCTTCACCCGTTATTGTCCTTGTTCTCTGGTATGCTTGTATCTTAGGCATTCTCCCACCTAAAAGTATTTCATGTAGTTTTTACCGGCCATGTTCTTACCGGCGAAATTCATCCCCGCCACACTTGCGGCACCCGACAGCAGGGATGTTCCTGCCTTCCATATGCTCGCGCTCCTTGCGTTCTTTCCCTGTGTTTCATATATTTCAGCCTGGTTGAGCTTCTGGCTTGCCTCCACTTCACCACCATGCTTTATCGTCTTGGCTTCAAGCTCTCCCTGAGCTGCGGTATCTTCAAGGACAAGCAACGGACTCCCTGCCATGTCCACGCCTGCCGCCCCGTATGCGGCACGCTGTGAACTGAGGAGCTTTCTCACCTTCTCCCTGTGCATCGTCTCATCAAATTCAGCCTTCTCCCGCGTCGCCTGTGCGCCCTGCCTCATTACGTCGGCGTTGTAATCAAGCGTGGCCTGCTCTTCTTTCCCCTGTTGCAGCGATCCCGCCGCGCCCATCAACGACGACGCCCCGGTCAATATCATCATTCCTGTTAAGGGTTCGCACATAGTTCAGGCCTCCTTTATGTCAACGATACTTCTTGCATCATGGCAATAACCGTCAGAGGCATCGGCTTATCCTGTACGATCATCACCCTTCCATCCTTCGCCCACCTTTCATCATAGGTGAATTGGATATCCCCGGTATAGAGAGGATAGGGAGCGCCCATTATCAGCACTCTTTCTTTATCGAAATATTCATCAAGATTGCTCTCATCCACACCAACCTTAAAGGTTGCGGACTGGTAAACCCTGATATGTCCTCCATTAACCTTTTTCACCTTCCCCTGTATTGTCCCCTTCTGCGTCTGCACCTCCGGCCGCATCGTCTGGATGATGCCCGTGTATGCCTTGCCTATGTGCGCAACGGTAGCCGCTACGGGCAAGGTGATCTGACCGCCCGTAACAGTTCGGGGCGATACATACGAGCCATTGGCAAGCCCGACGACGCTTTCCCCTTCAAGGTGATCGAGTCCGGTGATCGTCGCCGTTGCCGCTCCGGTATAGGTTATGCCGCAATCGACAAAAAAGGCGTTCAAGCCCTTGTTAGCGGTATATGTATCCGCATCGTCATTAAACTGTTTTGCCATCATCTCTACATAGCGTACTGTGCTGCCGCCTACCGTCCTCTTGATGATCGCCCAGACTTCGTTATAACCGTCTCCGGGGATCGTCGCCATGCTCTCCACTTCTCCGTCCGTAGGATGCCTGTGCCATCCCATGATCTGCTGTTCCCTGAGATAGGTCAATCCGATGGGGAGGCCATCATATCTGTGCCCCCATAGGATAGACGATGGTTCTTTCTGATAGGCTATTCCAATAAGACCGGTCTCCGTCACATGCTCGGCCATAAGGGTCATGTCGGGAGTTACATATTTTTCGCTCTCCCATGACCATGCAAGCTCTGCAACCTTCAGACCTTTTGTATCATCAAACCCCGTCCTGCATACGTAGAGGATGGCGTTTCTCGTTGCAACGGGCATGATGTCAGCAGCGCCATCGATCGATTGACGCTTCGCAAGGACGTTCAATGGAGTAAGCGCCTCACCTGAATCATCGGGACCTATACGCGATATTTTCCCCGCCGAGCCGACGATCAAATATTCATCAGGTTCAAGCCACTTGATAACCGATACTTCGCGCCCGGAGATAACAAAGCTGATAGCGTCCGAATCGTCAACGCCGGGAGTATGGTTCTCATAGTCGCCCACCACTGACCCCCATACGGTCTCAGGGTATTCAGGCGATCCCGCCGCGATAAGTCGATCCTCGTAGAATGTCCCACATGACGGATAACCGTTTGTGGCGTTCCATACCTCGCTTTCAAGCGTCCATGAGGTCGTGGCGGTAATCGCCGTGAGCTCCTTTAATATTTCTCCGTTCATCGCAACCGTGGAGGTATATTCAGTGAGTTTGATAAGGCCGCTATGGATGCGGATGTATTTCCCCACATCGGAAGCCCTGAAAAGGTTTGTGATCGCCTCGCTTCCCCCTGTCCCCGTAAGCGTACAGATCGCACCGACAGGACTTTTAACCGACGGCGTTAATGTCCCTACGGGGCTGCCTTCTATTTTCCATGACCCTGAAGCGATGGCCGCTACGGATGCGAAATCGTCCAGTATGTCACAGACAACGACGTTTGCCGAAGTAAAGGCGGTAATAGATGCCCTGCCCGCGCCTGACGATATTACCCTGCCGACATCGCCGGATTGAAATACCGCCGCGCCTGCCGTAAAGTTCACACCGAGACCGGTTGTCGCTCCTGGGGTCAATGTCGCTGCCGGTTTTATCCCTTCTTCTGCAATGGGAGGAGGCCTGAAGGCTATTGTCGTCAGTGACCATGATGTATGCCCTGCCCGTGATAATTTCCCCGGCGCATAGTCTTTATGCCACAGATAGAGCACGTCTGCGGACTGACAATACTTTACGCTTATCACATCGGCGGCAAGAAAGGACGTAGGTATCTCGTATGCAAGGTCCGTTGCCCCTCCGGTTGCCTCCCAGTATCCGGCGGCAAGGTCAGCAGCAAACACACCCGACGTATGAGACACAAGACAGCGGTAATAACTCCCCGCTTCTGTGGCAAGATAGCCAAGAGGGTACGCCGTACCGGTAACCCATGCCACATAAGCAAGCTGTATCTGCGCCTGGTTACGATAGAAGCGGATATAATAATCTCCCACTTCAAGCATATAGGCATAGTCAACGGAATACTCAAAGGGGATGAGACGCGATTGCTTATCGTTGTGCTTCGTCCCTTTGATGAATTTCCACCCGGGACGGAATATCGCCGCCCCACGGGGATCGATAAGAAAGTTTTCAAGCCGGTATAAAGAATTGGGGTATTTCTCAAGGTCGGTTCTGCCCTCCATGAGAGGAGACCATTCACCGCCGTTGAAGTTGTGTTGTATTAAGTCAACATTTGCCACTTAGCGCCCCTCTGTTTGCCATGAGAAATTCCCTTTATCAAGCTCCTGCATGTTCTTGTGGCGCGGCCTGTTACCTTCCATAGCGTTCAATGAATAGGCAGCAGGGAGGAGCACGTTATTCAGTTCTGCAAGGAGTTCGCGTCGCATCGCGCGGCCTGCATCGCCCACGAACTTCGCCGCGAGTTCGGCGCCCAGTAACGTAGCAAGGCAGTTGCAAAAGGCGGGGTTGAACCTTCCCGTCTCCGTTACCCTCCACAGATACCGGATATAGACTTCCTCCTCCTGCGGGGTAAGAAGCTGGCCGCTTTCCTGTATCCATTCCTCGTCTGAATTGTAGAGTTCCCATACCCTCAAACAGTTTGCAGGGAGGGTATAGGCGTACCAGTCATCGGGGAATGGAGGGGCGGTCGTTATGGAGCCGGTTATGTCCGCCCTTGTTATGGCAAAGTTCCACGGATGCGCATACAAAAGCTCATCGCGCTTGAGGGGATAGAGCACCGCACAGGCACGTTCTTCTGTGGTTGTAGGCGCTGTAATGGACGTGATCGAATGATCGCCGTATTTCAGCAATGCCATATTGCAGATTTGGACTTCCGAGGCCATCTTACTTCACCTTTTCGGTCTTCTGCTTTTCCCCGACAAGCGGCTTTTCGGGCTGTTCCTTCTGTGCTTTTAGAAGTTCCTTGCGGAGCCTTGCTGCCCTCCATGCCGGATGATATGCCTTGCCTATCTTGTCAAATTCTGTCCTGAGTGCTTCGATCTCTTCTTCTTTGTCCTGCTCCTCTTCGGCGGGGACATCGAGCTTGACACCTTCCACACCCTTGACAAGTTTCAGGGCGTTATCATCGGCGGGTATGCAATGATTAAGCAGCCCGGACATTGGTTTCTTGCTTTCGGGATGCGTACCTTTGGCGATCTCTGTCTTTACAATACTGTCGGGCACTTCAAGGGTTACCCCTGCCCGCCTTGCAACTCCTTTAAACGGGAATGTTTCAACAACCGTAAATTTTGCGTCCATACAATAAAACCTCCTTTTTAAATGAGGGGAGGGCTTTTAACCCTCCCTCTCCGTTATTCATGGCTTACGTCCCCTGCTGTACGGGTCCGCCTATCCATGCTGTGATCTTGCCGGTATCCAGGTTCTGCGTTGCTACCGTCACATAGATGTCGAAATACTCCTCAAGCTGCTCGACGGGTAACGGCATTGAACATATCAATGTCCCGTCCGGCTGAGCCGATGTCGTGTTCGCAGTGACCGCCTTGCTGAGGATGGGTACCCCTGCGTTGTCGATCAACGGGTTTGTGCCCGTTGCGCCGTTGTAGAGATAGAACGTCACCACGGCGCCGTCAACTGCGGCTACCATGTCCTCATCTTCAACAACGACGTTGAAATAGAGCCTTGAGCTCACGTTGGGGCGGTCTTTCATTGCCACCCCTTTGTGATCCACAACCTGCGGGATGCGTACAATGTTAGTGCCGTGTACGTGTGCCCCGGCTGCGGCTGCAATGCTCATGCTTTCACAGATTAAAAGCTGGCTGTCCATTATCATTTCTTCACCTCCTACGCTATGGCGTCTTCTGTGTTCAGAAGGATTTCTCTTGAAAGCGACCGGACAGGTACGCCGCTGAAATACATAGGCGGTTCTCCGCTCAGTTCCTTACCGCTCCCAGGTGTCCAGTACACATTGTTCTTGTCTTTGCACCTGATCTGTGCCTGTGTGAGAAGTGTCTCGTTGAGGTAGATCCTCGTTCCGGGGCCTGTTTCCATGTTGTTGAGAAGGGCGATAAGGTCATCCTCGTCAAAGGTGTTCGCACCGACCGAAAGCTGCTCGATGTTTGCCACCCTTCCGATTGCCCTTGGATGCCTCACGACGAGGCCACAGCGAATAACAAAGTGGTCTCTGTATATCTCTATGAGGCCGTCCGATGTTTCTGACGTTACCTGCCCCTTGTCCTCGTGCTGTACTCCGAGGTTTGAAGCCATGTTCTTGGGATAGATGAGATGTGCTGTCGTCTGTCCCCATGTCACGACATAGATGCTGGTAAGGTCTGAGCCTGTACCTCCGGCGTCTATGGCAAACCTTGCATCGACAGTGGCGAGCCTTGCGGCTATGCCGTGCATACTGTCCGGGTCTGCGTTGGCGTTTGCATACAGGATGTCGCCTACTACTGTCTGACCGAGGCCTTCAATGAAGGCGTCAACCTCTCCCGACCTGAAAAGCGCCGGGGAAGGCATACTGTCAACGAGAGCCACGTCAACATCGCAGTAGTCTTCTATCATCTCGATCACGTCCATGATCTCGGTCGTTCTCGAGACAGACTGACTGATACGCTGATTCAGCTTTCTCCTGCTCCCTGTAGGCAGCGAGCCGCGCCTCGTGGTCTTGTTCGTCCATATATCGTTTGAGGGGAGCCACGGGGCTTCCGTGAGTATCTCGCCCATCTTGCGGTTAAGGACTTCCACGATCTGCGCCTGGTTGCCGGAAGGGTCAATCCGCTTTGCCTGTTCTACGAGGCTGTATGTGCTGGTTAAAGTAGCCATTTATGCGTCCTCCTAAGTTTGTTTAAATTTTGTGTTAGGGAACCGCTGTTTGGCCTTCTCCTCATCCGATCCTTCCCCGCCCGGTCCTCCGCGATCACCACCAATGGAATCATTGGATATTTTTGTCGCTATCGCGTGGAACAGCCTGAGTATTACCGGGTGATTGCCAATCTGAAGATTCCCGATCTTCGACTCTTCGAGAAATTTCTTTCCCTCTTCCTCGCCGATACCCGCCCACGCAATGACGTTTTTAAACGCCCTGTGAGCAAGCTCGGTGTTTGCCTTGAACGTATCGCCTTTCCATGTGTCCTTGAGAGTGTTCACCGCTTCGTCAATGGATTCTTTCTCTATGCGCTCTTCCTCCGCCTTCTGCTTCGCCATTGCTTCTTTTCCCCTGCCGATCATATCGACAAAGGCTTTATGGATCGCCTTGGCCTCGCGTTTCGGGATACGGCTCGTGAACATGACCTCGCGGAACATCTTGTCTGCTTCTGCCTCGATGTCCGCCTTGTCGAACTCGTATCCGTCAGACGTCTCGGGAACGCCGAGCTTCGCATAAAAGGCTTTCAATTCTTCGGGTGTTGCCTTCTCGTCCGGTATGACTATCGTTTTCCCTTCCGCCTTCAGTAATGAGTCGAACTTGTCCCATGCCTGCGCCGGCTCTTTAAAGCCATAGAAGGACTGGTTGTTCTTATGGGCATCCGGTAGACTGTCCAACCATACGGGTCTCTCGTTTCCTCCGCCATTGTTGCCGCCGGCATCGTTATTTGCTTCCATGTGAAACCTCCTTATCGGTTTGATACGGGCAAAGAAAAAAGGACGGAGTAAGTGAGTAGGCACCTACTTGCCGTCCTTTGTTTCTCTCTTTCGTCCCTGTGGCTGATCAGGCCGTCAGGGAACCCGTTTAATTATCTTCGTCCGCCTCTTCTTCCCTTATCTTTACATCTGTTACGCATTATCTTTCTCCTTTAACGGCTGCCGTATGAGCCGTCTGATAAATTCCCTTATTGTTTCCCTTCCCACTTCACCGCCGCCGAGTATCTTGAGCAGGCGGACGCCCTGATTTCTGAGCGTCACATCTTCAGGGGTTGCCGATTCCTCCCACACACCAAAGTCAAAAAGCTGGTGAAGTAATACCTCTTCCGCGCCCGGCCTTGAATATACCTTCCGGTATTCCTTTATGGTGTCAATCGTCGGGAAAAGGTCGAGTCTGTTCATTTACGTCCCCATGAGGCCCGATAGCTTACCGTCAAGATTCTTGTCAGCCTCGCTTGCCGTCTTCAATCCTTCCGCTATGCCCTGAACGTTCTCAAGGGCCGTCATTTGCTGCTGGGCCTGTAATCTTCCCTGCCTGATCTGTGCAACCTTCTCGTCAGGCACAAGAAGCTCCTGTGGCACGTTATTGATCTCTCCAAGCAGGTCTATCGCCGCATCAGCATCGATTTTGTCGAGTGTCTCCGGTTTTGCGTTCAATATCGGCGTGATCTCCATGAAGAATTTGCGTATCCCTTCCTTTGCGAATTTCTCTCTCTGCGCCTGTGCAAGAGGCCCCATGTATACGGGATCGAACCTTAATGAAGAGTCGTTCGCGGCGAGCTCATATAAAATGTCTGGAGGATCGGGCATCCTCCCCGCCGCTACTTCGATGTCGTACACAAGCTCATTCAGGTCGTCAAGCTCCGTGTTGAGAGGCCCGAGCTCCGCACCGAGCACGGCCGCCTTCTCCGCCATCAGTTCAGAGACCTCATAGGCCGTCCGCTGTCCCCTTCCTTCAAGGCTTGCCAGCATGAGAAAGGTGTCCACGTGGAACCGCTCTTTGATCGCGTTCTGCTTCCTAATAATAATATCGTCCGTTGCGGGAAAATCAGATCCGGTATTTGCCGGGGTTATCCTGTCCTTTGCATCGCGCATATAGTTGATGCCGCGCGGCTTCCACTCCACCTTTCCCTCAAGATATGAAGGAACGTTCAGGGGAGGGTCAAGGGCCATCTGCCGCGCTCCAAGGTCGCATTTTTCCATAAGGTTCAAGCCTTTAATGTCTGCTATGGCAAGCATGGCGGGGCTGATACCATACGGCTCTTTTCCCGAACGCATATATCTCCATACCGCAAAGGGGAACCTATCAAATCCCGATACCCTGCAAAGATGATTCCCCGCCGTCAGGAGCCACACGGAAGCATAGCGTTTATTCTGTGCGTCCTTCATCCTGCTATCATATTCCTCACGTGGAAATACCGCATGGATGATTTCAAATTCCGTGAAGGGGCTGGATTCATATATCTGTCTGATCTGTACCGGAAGATTATCTGTACCGAATTTCTGTACGAGCTGTCTTGCCGATAATTTCCTTTTACGATGGAGAACGTCTACTTCCCCGTATCTGTTCTCCGCAATATAGATTTCCCCCGGATGGATAGTCTCAAAGCTGATCCTGTCCTCAATTAAATCTTCTTCAGGATATATCGCTGCCGTTCCCGCCGTCAGACCGTCGTAGATATACATCCACATCTCGGAGTAAAAATTTGAACGGTTCAACGCCTGATACATGTTAAACTCGATTTCCTGGAGCCATTCACGCACTTCGGGAATTTTGTTCACATCCTTCCGGTTCATCGCATACTTGAACCACGGGAATGCAGGGCTCACGTGATAACCGTGTATTCCATCTGTCGCAAGAACAGCCGCCCCGAGAGCCGTTCCATCATATATTTTCTTTCCTTTCTGCTCGCCCTTCAGGTACGTACCCCATATATCCTCACGGTGAGGAGCTACGTAATCGGCAACGTCCTGAAGGCGACTCATACAATTAGACTTGTCGCTTTCGAGCTTCGTCTGCCTGCCCGTTATGAGTTTGACAAGTTTCTGATCCTGTTCCACGTCAGGCCCCTATTTCACCCAGTGTTCGATGTTCACATATTCAGTGGTGACCGTATCGCCAGCGTTCTGGCTCTGTATCTGAGCCTTGATCGTGGTTGCCCCGGCAGCCATATCTTTTGTTGCTGTTGCGTAATCCACCACGCTCACCTTGCCGTTGACATTTAAAATGCCCGTGATCTTCTGGTGTGCGGTATCGGTATACTCATGCACGATAAACGTAGCCGTCCAATCACCGGCCGCCGCGTCTGAAGCGGTAAGGCTTATCACTGTTGCATCGAGCAGGTAGAGGTGGACGATCATTGCCGCGTTTGCGCCTGTTTTTGTCCCTGTGATCGTATACTTCAGGGTCTTGCCCGCGCTGAACCATCCTGAAGCCATAGTCAGGTCTGAACCGGTCACGTCGGCTGTTCCTGCCCCTGCCTGTGAGGTCTGTGTTGCGCTCTGTGCGATTGCGAGCGGTACTCCTCCGGTATAGTCAGGGAGGGTTATTGTCCTGTCAGCGGTCGGGTCTGCTACGGCAAGGGTCAGCTCATGGTCGTTTGCGGTCGCTCCCTCAAAAACAAAGGGAGAGCCTCCCGATATTGTCCCGCCTACTGTTACTATTGCAGTTGCACCGCCGAGGGAGAGAGTACCCGAAGAAGTACCCGTGTTCAGGTTTGTCGGCTGGTTATTGTCTACGTTGATATTCGCACCACCGGAACCTGAGAGGATCGTTGTCGTGCTGGTTGTGTTCGAGGAGCCTAAGGCCACCGTCTTGGCAGCAGCTCCATTACCTACGTTGATAGTCTGTGCACCTGCTCCGCCTACCGTTACCGTGCCGGTTGTCGTGCCAGTGCCTATTCCGGTTGTCATCGTAGCGGCATCGTGGTTGACCGTGTACGTGCCTACCTCTGTAATGACTGCGGGGCCTGTGGCATTGCCTATCGTTACTGTCCCGGTCGATGTCCCGCTGTTGATATTCGTAGGCTGGTTATTCGAGGCGTTGACGTTGACCCCGCCGGAGCCACTGGACACCGCCGTCGAGGAGGTTGTATTTGTCGATCCTACGGATACTGTCTTAGCCCCCGCTCCAGTACCTACATTTAACGTCTGTGCGCTTGCCCCGCTGCCGAGGTCAACCTGCCCCGTGCTTGTGCCAGTGCCGATGTTGACCCCGAAGTTGCTCGATGCGTTGAGGTTAATGGTCGCGCCTGATATTGTTGCGCCCAGAGCACCAGTAAAAAGGCCATTGGAGGTTATCGCGCCTATGCCCGTCATGTCTCCCGTAGCGCTGATGTCCCAATCGGCTGAATTGATCGCTACTGTCTCATTGTTTGAGCCTATGGCTATGCCTACCGTGTTGCCATTGGTCAACGTAAGTGCATCCCTGTAGGTCGTATTATCCACATCGTAAGCCTGTAATTTGATTGTTTCTGCGGTTGTCGTGCTTCCCTTGACCGCCTTCCCATTGGCAAGATATATGTCCCCCTTGAATGTCACGGGGCCTTCAAAGGTCATGTCGTCCGTGATGGTTGTCCCCGTTGCAACCCCCGTGAAAAGGGTCGCGCATAAAAACATTACCAGTAATCCATGCAGAAACTTTTTCATTTGCCCGTTCCTCCTTTGTTTTACATGCCTAACAGCGTTTTATTGCCGTCGCTATCCGTTGCCAGTTGCGTTAAAATCGTCGCCTTCCGGTTCTTTCTCTTGCGTGACAACTCTCTTTCCTTCTGTGCTGCTGCCTCTACGTCCGCATCCGAACTCTTTGGTGTCGGCGGCGGCGTGATAATATCCGGCGTTTTGGGTGAACTGAATATTGATGCTACGTCACACATGCTATGCCTCCATGCGGTAGATACCGCCTACCTTACTGAACCCCATACGCTCATACAGGCGCCCCACCTTGTCGGCTTCGATGCCTGTGGTATTGCGGAGAAATATCAACCGTGCGCCCTTTGTCCGCGCCCACCCGATATAGGACAGACACAGCAGATAAAACGCACGTGATCCCCTGTATTCAGGCGGCACATAGACAAGCAGGTCGCTTGCGTTGATCTCATCCGAGAAATATGCTGGGATCGCTGCGGCAACGAGCACGCCCGTGATCTCATTGTCCTTGAGCGTTACCATGCCGAGCATTTGTGGCTCTGAGATGATGCGCTCACACAGGGCAATACACTTATTGGCGCTGAATGACATGACGTTGTACTCGCTCTCCTGATGGCACATGAGACCTATCTCAATGAGCCTCGGTATATCGTCTTTGGTGATCTGTCTAATTATCAAAAGGACTCCATTCAGCGGCCTGGTTGGTCTTTCTGCCGCGCACCTTGTCCGGTCTGTTGTCGGCCACGACCTTCGGGTCCTGACAGGCCAGCCAGAAATAGTTAGTTGCGTGCCGGTAGTGATCCGGTCCCAGCTTACGATAGGTATATTTCTTGCTGCCTGAAACCTGATCCTCTTCGAGCACCTTGGCGATGTTGCTGACTTCAAGGGCATACTCCTCAATCTCAGGACAGCGCCGCGGCAATATGACAATCTGTTTGGAAAACAGGTTGTGCGTGCTGTCGCATATCTCTGTACGGCGGACTACGACAATACCCGTCTGATCGTCCTGCCTTTTCGATACCTTCTGGTTTTCCGCGTAGTCGCACAGGTAGACCTTGTACTTTTCGGCTGCCTGAAACTCCCTTGCCTTGCGTGTCTCAGGCTCCATGTCGAGGACGGCGCACTGCACGTTGAACTTGATAGCAAGGTCATGCAGGTCTGAAAACTCGCCCACCCTGCCCGCGTAGAGAAGGCGGAACTTGCCGCCCTCAGGATAGCCAATAAGCACGTGGAGTACCTTGCCGACATCGACGCCCATCGAGCATGTCCGCTTGGATGATGTTGC